AATAGTAAAACTTCCTGAGTATAAAGGAGAATCAGCTTGAAATATTGCCTGCACAAGTGTTATTGCTTCTTCGTTCTGGTCAAAGTAAAAACCTATTACGTCAACTTCGTGCAGTTCTGTTTCAATATCTATCTCATCACGCCAGCCTGCGTTATCTGCGGTGGCGTCTTTCCACTTAACAAGTATCGGCGTTCCTTTTTTATATTTTGGTATTCTCATTAATAGCTTACGTGCAAGTCTTTTTTAATTCCGTCCATTCTTATTCTTGGTGCTCCTGTTTCTGCTGGTGGTAACATTTTCATTTCTGCATAAGAGTTATCATACTCGACGAATGAACCTGTATCAATGTAATGAATTCTTTTCTTTTTTAAAGTTGCTTTACCATTCCCAGATTTTGATAAATAAAAAATAGCAGGCTCTCCTTCTGCTTTGAAGTGATTGTGAGCCCCCAAATAAGCGTCTGCTCCCTCAAATATTTCTCTTAATTTAGCTATCCTATTTAATTTTCCTCCAGCCGTAGAGCCTCCACCCGTGGTATGATGGGCATAAAAAACATACTCAATGCGTGGTGATATACGCCCATCTTTGCGTAAATGTTTGCCAATTCTGAATCTTATAACGCAGGAATAACCGCAGTAAGTAATATCTTTCATTTCGCATAAGTTCCGCAAAGGATTAAAATGTGCTCTTCTTTCGAGTCTTTCAGAATGATTGCCACTTATTGCACCTATCACTCTATCTTTCACTGGATAAATTGCGTCGTAAAAAGTCTTTATTGCTTCGTTTAGGCTCATCTGTTGAGTGAAAACATTTGTTGCACCATTTATTACTGCCGTATCAAATATATCCCCCATTAAGAAAATGTATGCTGTCGGATGTTCTTGCACCCATTTGATATATCCCAAGAATTTCTTCCAATTGCATTGGGGGCTTCCTAAATGGAGGTCCCCAAGTGGTATTAAATAAACCTTATCTTCTAAAACAGTTTTCTCTACTAATCTCATTCTGTTTTGAATGTTTTTCTCTTCTTAAATTCTTGCTGTTTTCCTCTATTCCAACTTGATACCTGTCGTAAATATCCTACGACACGACTGTAAACCTCTGTTCTCTGTCTTTTCCCTCTTGGAATTACCTTACCGTTTTCTAAAACTAAATTTCCTTTGCTATCTTCGTTGTATCTCACTTAATCACCTCCGTTTTATTCACATTAAGAATACTTTTTATTCACAGCACGGATAAAATACTCGTGCTAATTTGGCATTTAGTTGGCAACTGTTTCCATTTTGGAACAGGTTAGGGTTTAGGATTGTTTTCTGAACCGAGCTTGTCCCAATTATCCTTAAAAGAGTTTTTGAGGTCTGCAAGTGTGCTTTCTATTAGAGTTTTAAGTTCGCTTTCCGGTAAGTGAAGTTTTTGTGCTGCTTTCATTACTACCCATTGGTATTTTTCCTGTCCGTTCCAATCTTTATATGCTTGCTGTGCAGTTTTAATGAGGTCTGCTATCAGTTCCTTATGCTGTTCAGTATACAGTTTTGCTTTTTCTAACTTTGTCTTCTGTGCTACAAAGATTAGATTAACCATAGCAGGGATAACGACAGGCAATAAAACAGCTAACAAACTAATAATAAAAGTTTGTGTTGAAGTCATTTTACACCTCCTTTAAGTAGTTTTTAATAATAGCACTTCTTGGAATGTTAAAAGCATAGCTTCTTACAATCTGTCCATTGCAGTCTTCAATGGAACCTTCTGCAATATGCTTGCGCCATTCGAAGTTTTTAGACTGAATTGTGATGTCAATATCAACATTAACAAGAGAATGTGTAGGTACTCTCTGAGTTTTACGAACCAACTTACTTGGTCTTTTCGCACGATTGTAAATCTGTTGCAATGCTCCTGCATAGAAAGATGGCTCTCTCTTAGAAGTCGAAAGATATTTAATTAGTTCATCGTAAGCGTCCCAGGTGTCTATGCTTGACAAGTGTGCTTTTTGTTTTGGTGTCAACTTATCCCATACTTCCTTATCGATAATTGATTCTGCGTTGACAATATTAGGAATTCTAACTCGTTCATATTCAGGTAAGGTTATAGTTTCATACTTTACTTCGCCGATGTTTTTAACATCAATTAAAGCTGTGAAAGGGATTTTTAATTTCTTAATCTCAACGGGTTGGTTGTATTTTCTTATTTGCACTTCGACGGGTATAATATCTTTTGCTTTACCTCTTTTAACATCGACGTGATGTGTACTCCACAGTGATAAAGACTTCCCTGTTTTTCCGTTAGCATACAACACTGCTGCTAAATCTCTTGATACCTCTGTTGCAATTACTCCATCTTTTGTGTAGATGGTAATTTTTTCTCTTTTGCTGTTAAACATCAATTTTCACCTCCTATAGTGTAAGTTTTTGTTTTTCCCTCACCGACTACTGACACAGTAAGGACATCTAAGAATCTCTTAAATAAGACTGCTAACTCTTCTCTGGTTGGGTGTGTCAACCAATATTCCGTTCCATAAGGTTTGAATACCCCTAAATCAACCATCAATTTCTTTGCTTCCTCAAATTCGTCGTCTTCTACCACTTGCTTTTTCACCTCCTCTATAATGCTTAATAATTTCTCTGCATATTTTGGGTCTGTTGCATAATCTTTTGCAACGCATTGCACATAAGTTTTTAAGTTTTTGTCTTTTTTATATTTCTCTAAGCATTTCTTATATGAATACTTAGTCAATAGTTCTGTATGGTCTTTTATGCAGTCCTTCAAAGTTGGGTATTTTTGAAATTTTAAAACCTTTTTATATTCTACTCCGTCTTCAAATTCTGTTGTTAAGGCGTCCACATATCCCCACTCTGGTATGTGGTACTTTATTCCGTAGATGTTGTTTGAATCTTGAATTGGTATAATGTTCCACCCTTGTTCTAAAATAGCCTGTGCTGTGGTGAACAATGCAGGAATTCCTGTTTCTTTTTCAACTTGTCTTGCAATATTATATAGTTCTTGTATTGTCATTTGTGAGTTACCCAAGTAATTACAAAAGTGGCTAATGATAGGAAAGTCGCAATAAGCCACATTCTAATAGTAAGAATTTGCTTGTCTTTTTCCTTTTCGACTGTGAGTTTTGTTTCTATCTTAGTAAGCCTGTTAGAAATCTTGTCGAGTGCCTCAAAAAGTCGTTGGTGGTCGTTATGATTTTCTTGGTCAAATTCTGTAAACTGTTTTGTTAAAATATCAAGCCTTACTTTGTTTGTGATTGTCTTGTCGTGGTTTTGCATATCCATAGTCATCTCCTAAAAGTTCATTCCGAAATTTTGTATTGTAAATGCTCCGTTGTTTTTTGTTCCTTTGAATGCTTTTTCTAATTGCTTGCCTGTATAACCGTCAAAATTATTAACATTAGAGTATTGACTATAATATTGCGGATATGAAATATTAGGAGGAATTTGATAAGTAGGTGCAAAAACAGGCTCAACTAAAATACCACTTAATAAACCAATTGTAAACATAACAATAATACTAATAACCATCAGTCTTTTTCTCATATTGCTCCTTTTATGATTGTATCGTCCCGAACCCTTTCCACGTTCCAGGACTTCCAGATGTCACACATACCCAGCCTATATATCCACCAGCAGCAGGACTTGAATTCCAAACTATATCTCCTTGGTTCCAAGTTCCATCTGTTGGTGCTGCTGTTCCTGTTGTATGGAGTTGCCCCGCCAACATTATATATTTGTTACCTAAATAGGTGGGATTATTATCTCTCAAAATTTTAGCATTATCTATTGTTTGGTCTGTTCCTATTATAAGCGTATTTGGAGCGTGGGCGTCCATATATATTGTTTTATCTGTTACATAAGCAATGCTGTTTCCACTTAAATATGTATTATATGCCCAATTTAAGTCTATACCATATTGAAAATGATTTCCTCCGTTGAAATAATTATTGATTAGTTTAACCCTACTTGTTGCAGCTCCCGAAATATTTGTATCTCCTAACTGAACTAACCCCCCACTTACATCTGTGCTTCCTCCATATGTAAATATATTATTAACAATAACATCATTAGAGGAGTAAGGCAAATAGATGGCTTTTCCTGTTACCATATAAAAAATATTTCCTTGTATAATACTCTCGTGTGAGGCAATATCGGAGCCAAAGAACAACCCCTCATTTGCAACAATAAAGTTGTTTCTAAAAAACAATGTATGAATTTGCGAAATGTTGACAATGCGGTTGATTGGAGAGTGAGAATAACAATTTTCAAATACAATTGTTTCATCATTAACAGTTGAATTAAATATTACATTCGCAGTATCAAATATGCAGTGATAAAATTTCACTGCACCTATTACGGAACTTCCATTTGCTTCCTGAACAAGATTAATGTCTGTTGTTGCCTTTAAATGAATACCATAAAAACTGACACCGCCCTCTGTTAACTGCAACTCAAACATTGCGTCATCTGTAAAACCTGACGCCGTTTGGATTATTGGTAAAAAATTCCGATTTAATGCATATTTTTGAAAACTTACAAATGACACGGGCGAAGTTATAATTATTTTGTGAGAAATATTAAATGTTCCCGATGGTACAAATATAGACCTTCCTGTATTAATTGCGTCTTGAATAGCATTCTCAAAAGCAGTTGTGTCATCTGTTGAACCATCACCTACAGCTCCATAATTTTTAACGTTAATAATTATATCAATTGTGTTAACTATTTCTGTCTCTGTTTTACCTGCAATAGTTTTTCCATTCATATCGAGATTTCCACCTAACACAGGAGAAGTATCGTCTTGCACTTTTGTAATAGCACCAACCTGAGAAGCAGTGACATTGTGTGGGTTAGAAGTATTTGTAATATGTGTATTGATGTCATCGAGCATTTTCTTAGTTATAGTATTTATCATTGTTCCGTCTGTATGTGCAACTGCTGTTGTCCCTTCTTGTCCTCTATCAACTGTGAGAGTATCTGCAGAAATTGCTGTTACCCGGATAATTTCTTTGTTAGGGTCACTTACAACATCAGGATAACTGTTTTCATCATACCATACTAAGTTAAACGGTGGAGTAGGAAGTTTAGCACCATCTCCGCTAACTAATGTTATGGAAGTATCAGTGTCGGTATAACTTCCTGTTACTGAAACTTTGCAAAAATTCTTTGTGTCATCTAACGCCATTTTCCCTCACCCCTTTATTATATTCTTTCTGCATATAAATCAATAGTGGTTATTTATGTATTCCAATGAGCGTTTGTACCAACTGTTCAATTTGTTAATCTCCATTTTTTGTTTCTCTCCCGTATAACTCTTAATTATTTTGTGCAGTCGTTTTGTCCGTTCTGCCTTTAACTGTGTTAGCATTATTCGTTTCAAATAATCTCTGGAGGAACGAACATAAGTATAGCCAAAAATGTTAACTAAGACTTTTGTAAACAATTTCATATTTGTGTCTATAATCTCTTGTTGCTGTTTTGCATAACTTGTTTTGCCAGAAGACAAGTCATCGATAGTAGCATAAAGCCTAAAAGACTGCTCAAAGAAATATTGAGTCATATCAGCGACTTGCTTAGTCCACGGGTCATTAATGTTATAAACATAAGGCTTTGTGCTGAAAGAAGGCTTATTGGTTAAAATTTCTATCATTATTCTGTAAAAAGGCTGAATTTCCCATTTACCCACTCTGCCTATTACTTGGATAAATGGAGAAGTCGGATTAGTTGGGTCATAACTCGTAAATCTATTCCAATATTTAATTGGCATATTTATTATATTGTTATAACCAACAACAATTTCTTTCTTCTTTCCTTTATATAGCACACTTTTTGCATACTTCCAAGCAAGAGGTCCTAAATGTTTTCCTGTAGGTTTAAATCCGAAATGCTTCATTACTTTATAAGGAATATACATTAAAGCAAAAAAGCCTAACAACGCCTTGAGAATCCTCTCTGCCTCTGCTTTTGGCACATCATTACCGGTGGCTTTTTTAATAATTGCTCTCATAGGTTCTATGAATAATGTTTTTGTCATTTCTACAGGCATTAAAATTCTGAAAGCATATACAAAGAAAATATAACTTGCAATGTCTTTGTATTTGTTCGATAAAACAGAATAATCTCCTAACGCCTCTCTTGTTATTCGTATTGCTTTTTCATCAGAATATCCCATTCTCTTAGCCTGGAGATAACCGAATGTTCTCATAACTTTATCGCCCGTCCAAGTTGCATTTGCTAACGGGTCAACATAAGCCTTAAGCCCTTCTAACACAATATCAGGCAAATCTTTATCCTTAGTTGTAATTGTATGGCCTGCTAACATTTCCAAAGTTTTTTTAAACTTAGAAACATCAGTTATGTGTCTTCTTGCAAATCGTGCATACTGGTCAGCTAAGACTTTCTTAGGCATTCCCTCAGGCATAGGATAAAGTCCTTTCTCTAACAGATGTAAATACAAATCATCTTTGTTTTTGACTACCTCTATTGCCTGTTTTGCCAATTTCCCATTGACTGCGGGATTAAAACTGTAAAGTCCTCTAAATAGAATTTGTGCAACATCATAGAACCATACAATATTAGGTTTAATAAACTGTGCAATTTTAGTTGTGCTTAACAATCTTGCGAACCAATTGCGAGGTTTCTGAGAGGCAATGTATTGCTCAAATGCTTGTGCAAGTGCAGGGTGAAAGAGTTTTTCTTTCAGATACGGGTCTTTAATGCCTAATTTATAAGGACTTACCCAGCCTTGCAGTTTGAGGTCTTTGTTAGTCTTCTTAATCATTCCGTTTTTTTCAAATATCTGGTAAGTTTCTCTCATCGCTTCTTTCATAGCAGTTTCAACATAGTTTTCTGCAGTTAACTCTATAAAGTTAATATCTTTAGGCTGTAATATTTCTTTGTTGACTAACTCTGCAAGTGTCAAGATTGACTTTCTGTGTCTATATGAAGAAGATAAAAGTTCTGTGTTCTTAAGTTTCTTAAAAAACGCTTCTCTTTCACGAGGACTTGCACTCCAATATTTGTTTAATAATGCCTTTCTCGGCAAGTAATTCATTTTGGATATTTTCTCTCTAATCTGAGAAAGTTCATTTGCTTTTGCCAACGCCTTAGCAGTCCCTTTCTTTTCTAACTCAGCAATTTGTTCGTCTAAAAGAGTGATGTCAGCATCCTGGAATTTGCCTGTAAGTCCTTTTTTAATTTTGTAATTTTCTAATTTCTTGTTGAGTTCTGCAAGTCGGTTGTAAAGTTTTAACTTTTCTCCTGTAAAGGCGGGTGCTTTTCCACCGTCGAACAGTATTGCCATATCATAAGCGTCTTTTGCAGAGATAGGCGTCCAATATCCTTTCATATCTTTTTCCATTTGAGTAAGTCCTTTTTCTACAGAAGCAACAGTTTTGAACATCTGTTCACGCCATACATACCACAAATTTGTATCTTCTTGCTTTAATTTATATGCAGTCACTAAAAAATTAGCGACACTGTCTTTCATTGATTTTAGTAAGCCTAAAGAAACATTACCACTTCGTTTTGCCTCATCTTCTAATACAACATCTTTTTGAAGTGCTTCTTCAATAGAAGATTGATTTTTTGCTTGATTGTTTTTTTTTGTTTGCTCTTTTGCAACAGGTTGCGAAGACTTTGCTTGTTTAGAATATTTTTTGTCAAATAATTGCACATTATTTTTTAGTAATTTGAAGGCGTCTTGTTTTACACCCTTATATTGTTTCAATAAACTATTCAATCTTTGTTGTAGTATTTTTTGGAGTTTTTGATAATCTTCATCAACTTTTTCTTTAACATATTTTATTGTATTTTGGATAGTTTCTCCATTTACAATTAACATCCCTGTTTTAACATCAAAAGCACTATAGGGCGCATTAGGCATTATTTCTTTTCCTATAAAGAATTTTAAATTTTTGTATTTGTATAATTGAACATTTTGTACAGGAATCAATAACCATTTTGGATTAAATGCTGTCCCTCCGCCTAATGCAAAATATTGATGAGAGGCTATTGCTTTTTCTACCTCTGCCTTTATTTCCTTATCTATCTTATCTTTTTCTGTTTCGGGAATTTCTTTATTTGTTATTTCAGAAATTACCTTAATAGTTTTCACAGGTTTTACATCTTCAGGTTTTTTAACAGTTTTTTTCCAATCATGAAACCTTACCCACTTATTACCTGATTTTACAAACGCATTAGATAAGTCTATATCTTTATTTAATCTAACTTGTTTAAGTCTTTTGTCTATTTTGTCTGATATGTCTGCTGACTTATCGTAAGGAATTTTGAATATAACACCTGTCTTTTTAGCATAGTCTTTTGCTATCGCCAAATGATGACTTCCAAATATTCCCATTTTCTCAGAAGTTTTATCTACTTTTAACTTGCCTGCTTGTAAAATCTTTCCCAAAGTTTTGGGATTACGAACACCAATATATACAAAATTGTTATCAGGCTGTAAATCAGTTAAACCTTTCTTGGTTAATTCTTCTTGCTCTTTCTTAGAAAGGGAATGTGTTGCTGTTGGTTGTTTTGTTGTAGCTGTTAATTTAATCTTACCTAACTTAGTCTTTGCATACTTCAATGCCTTTTCATTCAACTGAGTAATCTTCTTGTTATTCCCATAAGGGTTTAAAGTTCTTAGTTTCTTAATCAACTGCAATTGCTCTGCAATCTTCTTTCTTGCTGTAAGAGCGTCAATTTTATTCTCTAAAAACATTTGTTCGGCAGTATCGATGTTTTTTTGTATCTTAGCATAATTCTTTTTTAATATCTCTAAAGTCTTCTCCGGAGATTGTTTTACATCTTTCAGTGCTTCATAATCAGGCGTTCCTAAAATGTCAGTCGTAGTCCCTTTGTGATATCTCTGTAGGAAGGTTTGAGAATCTTTTACAACAGTAGGTTCTTTTGGTATCTCAGGAGGCAAGACTTCCTTTTTAAAAGGTTGTAATACTTTCTTGTCTAATGCAATAACCTCATAATGAGGTGTTTTCTTTCCGTTTAGGTCAATTTTTTCTACATCTATAACTTTAATACCTCTTTTTTTCAAATAGTCAACATCTTCTTTGCTTAACAATTGAAAGTCGATTTTTCTATCTCCTACCTTAACAGAGTGATAATCATATAGAGGTTTTTCAGGCACTTTATAGGTGATATGCAAAACTTGTTTTTCAGGAACATTTATTTTATATGGAGTGATGTGTTTGCTATAATTATTCTCTACATAGTTGCGGTCTGCACTTGTATAAGTGACATATGGAAATGCTTTCATTCCTGTGGTGCCGTGATAAACTGTAAGATTAAGAGATTTGCTTTGTTTCTTTTCTGTTTTGTGGTTCGTTGCAATCTCTTGGAGTTTAGGGAATATAATAAAAGCAAGGTTCTGTAAATCTGCAGGATTGATGATAGATTTGAAAGCAGAATACATTGCTTGTTTTGCTGTTTCCGCAATTTGTGGGTTGGACATTGTAATACGCAAAGGTGCTAACTTGCCCTGAAAGTATCCTACAATATTCATCAAATCGTTAAATGCTTGACTATTTTTAACTGCTTCATAGTGTGTTAAAAATTCCTGGGCATTTAGCTGTTTATTGCCAAACAGTTTTAAAGCTAATGGGTCTTTTTCTTTTATTAAAGTATTTATAATATTTAATTTATCTGTAAAAGTTGGGTCATTTGTTAGTTGATTAGTATTTATACTTCTTGCTAACGTCTTTGCACCAACATTAGATGTTTGCGGTAAAACTTGATTAGCAGCCGCTTCTGGTGTTTGTGATATTTCTTGGAATTTCAATTTACGAGGTAAAGGAGTACTGCCAAAATACGGTAAATTCACTAAATAATTATTAAGCATTTCTTTAAATGAATATCCAAACTTGGAAGCTCTTGCAGGATTATTTGCTAACAAACTGTTGCGTAAATTCAACAAATAGTCTGCACTTTCAATTGCCTCTTTAGAATAAGTCCCTATTGGTGCTTGACGCATTTGAACGTAAATCTTTTTAATATTGGCAAGTGTCGGTTTTTCTCCGAATTCTTTTGCAACTGTGTTTATCGCTTCCTGCATATTGCCTAAAGCCATTTTTCTCAAATTGTATCCTGCATAAGCAGTTTGCCCTGTAGCATACAATAATGCTGCTATACCTGCAGCGTCAGCTACTTTATCAAGCCTCATCTGGAAAGGTGACTCCATACGATAACCTGTTTTATAATATACTGGAATATTAGCCTTAAAGTCTTTTCTTAATCGCAATTTAACTAATTGCAATATATCTCCGAGTGTTGGTATTTTTTTGCTTTTAGTAATATACTGTTCCCATACAATTGGATTAGTAAAATCTTTTTTTTGCTCGTGGTATCCTAACTCTCCCATTGTAGGTTGAGAGGTTGTTTCTTTTGGTGTTCCTTTCCCAAGTCCGACTGTCCCTCCTAAATACTTCTGCAGGAAATCAGGCACATTATTCATTTGCTTGATATATTTATCTTGACTTGGAGGAGTATAACTAATGTATTTCTGTAAGAAATCAGGTATTCCTGCCATTAGTGCCTCACATTCAAACCTAATAATGCATAAAGCATTTCTCTTGTGTTGGAATCTGGATTAGCACCATACTGTTGTAGAAGTTGATTAACGCCATCAGGATTTTCAGAAATAATTTGTGCAGGAGAAACACCGCCGTGTGCTGAAGTAATAAGCAACCACATAGCAGTTCTTGCTACAGGGTCAGCAATATACTTTTGAATAAATGTCGCAGCGTCACCAGGTTGTACTTTAGGTGCAATCTGTTGCATAAGTGTTCGTGCCTGAGTGAAATTGTTAGTTGTAATATTTTTAGTCGTATCTGCTAACTGTTTGAGAGCATACACAATACTTTCAGTATCTTTGATAGAATTCAATAACTGTTGCTGCTCAGGAGTAACTCCTTGCCCACTGTATTGTATTTGTTGTTCCAAAGCATTTTTAGTTTTATCTAACTTTGCCCAATAGTCTTGTACCTTTATCGGTCCCATTTTATACAAATCTTGCCAACCAGAAGACAGATCACTTGAAACTAATCCTTTCTGTGCAGCTTGCCGTAATGCAAGGCTTGCTTGCTTATAAGCATTATTCAGGTCTAAACTCTTATACTTATACGCAAGGTCATCATAAAATCTCTGCATTAAGTCTTTTTCTTTCTGTGCCGATAAGTTTAGTTGCCCTTGTTGTAAGTTAATTAATTGGTTTTTATACCACTCATTAGCAAGTTCTTTCTGCTTGTCTAATGAGAGATTTTGTGTTTGCAACCATTCATTAAACATTTCTTTCCTATTGTTAAGGTCTGCGTTCTGATATTTCAATTCAAGCCCTTTAACTTTGAGCCAATTGTCAAACTCTTGTTGTTTCTGCTTCTCGAGTTCCTGCTGTTGCAGTTGTTGCTGTTGAATGTTATATAGTTTCTGCCTTTCTGGTGCTGTTGCTTTAAGAGCGTCTAACTGAGCCTTAATACCCGCCTGTAGCATATTTATCTGGTCAATCTTATCCTGATTCTTCTCTAATAGTTTCATTTCTTCAAGTGCCTTATTCGTTAAAGCTAAATTAGTTGCTTGGTCTTTTGCCAAAGCATAGTTAGCAGTAAGTGCTGCTACCTGTGCTGCTATTGAATCAAGTTCAGCAGTTTTTTTAGCAAGTGCTTGTGCTTTTAGACTAAGCCCTTTTTCCTCAATTGAGTTTAAAGCTTTAGTCAAGATTCCACTAAAATATAAACCTCTTGCATTCATATCTTCTGCTGAACGCTTGCGCGCTGCCTGAATTGCTTTGTCTATTTCCTCAATTTCTCCCTTATGCGCTGCCAAGACTTGAGCCTTCTCACCTTTAAGGGCTGCAAGTTGAGTATTATATTTCTGTTGTAAACTATCTAATGCTGCTTTAAGTTTCATATTCCATATTTCATTTATCTTGCTCATTAGTGGAGAAGGTTGTTTAAGAGAATTAAGAATGCTATCATAACTATTTAATTGGCTTTGTAGTGTCTTTTCGTTAACCGCTTCCTGCAAATCAAAAGCACTCTGATTTTGTCCTACATCGGTCGCACCCACAGATTGAGGAGATTCTTGGTTTTCGTTATTATAGACAGGTAATTCTCCGCTTGCCTGTGCTTGTGCAATAGGTTGCGAAGACTGAGCAGTAGTTATGTCTTCAGTCCCAGGTCCTGCTCCTGGTTCATTACTCGGCTGTGTTGCCCAACCAGGTGCTTGACTTGTAGAGTTATCTTGACTTGTAGGTTTATATTTGTTCAAATCTGCAAATGCTAATGAAGTACCGCCTGTTGTAGGAGTTTGCACGGATGAAATTGACGGTTGTTCTGGTATTGTAGGATTAGGATTTAATACTTTGCCAAATGTTGTAGGTTCTTTCAAATGATTTTGCACAAAGAAATTTTTTAATGCATTGGTTAAGTCATTTATATCTGCATAAGCACGAGAGTTTTTAATCTTGAACATCCCTGAGCTCAAACTTAAAAATGGTTTGTTGTTAATTAGAATAGTTTTTGTATTGTTATCCCAGCCAATGTTATTTATTCCATTCTGCATTAACCATTGTCTTACAGGCACTAAGTTCATATTCACCACCTCTTAAATATTCTTACTTTTCCACCAGCGTTCTTGTCAACGCTTTTTGTTTCGTATTGGTTTTTCAATTGTAAATATCTCCCTAAGAAGATTTGTGCATTCGGGTTCTGGTCTTTTTCTAATGCTCTATATACTGCATAGTTTATGATAGCATTCTCAAACTCTGTCGGAACGGTTATTGTGTCGTCAATTGTAGAAATCTCGTCAGGCAGTTTTTCACCAAACCAAGTTAAAGTGCCAGCGTCTAATGTATCGTCAAAAACAATACGCTGTGCAAATATTGCATAAGTTGAAGGCGGGATATAGACTTTTGTCGTTGAACCATCTCGTGTGTAATAAAGACGGTTCAATTTTACCATAGTTGGGTCGATAAAAACTTCTGTTGTGTTGTTGCTTATCGGTGAAGTCCATATTGTTTCTATTCCCTTTTTGTTGTGAAAGTCTAAGTTGCCTTCATTAAGCCAAGTAATTATTTCGCTATCTGAATAAAAACCTGCCTGTTGTTCTGCTAAAAGACTTCTCACTCGTGTTATCGCATTACTTACTAACATTAGCCACCTCCGCTAAAAGTGAACAAGATAAAGTTTCTCCCCAAGAGATAAGGATGTAATCTAAAAGTGTAAATATGTCCTTCATAGTATATCCTTATCCGTGAGTACTTATACGGTGCAGTTATTCTCACACTTATTACTTCACCTTTGTTAATTAAAGGTGTTATCTTATCCTGAATTTCTAACCATTCATTATTTGCTTTTACACCGCTAATAACTGCCCATAAAAATGGTGCATTATCATCCCATACATACACGTTACCATAGAAAGCGGGCGTCCATTTTGACACCTTTTCTGTTGAGTGTGAAGCATAAGCAATTCCAGTGAACATCATTAAAAACGCAATTGTTAAGACTAAAAACTTTTTCATAATATCACCTCCCGCTTTCTTTATAATTATATTCTCCTATGTTGTCAAGTTAAAAAGCAAATTGGATTATAGTAAATGCTCTATCTGTAACAACCCGATTCGTACCATCTGGATAGACGTTAAAATATATAGTATGTGTTCCTGCTGTTAATTGTTTAATAAATTGAAATGTCAAATTCATTCCATACCCATTTGTGTCTATACTGTTATGAAGCAATTCTGAAGTCCCGTCTTTAACAATATATGAAAATTGACCCCCTGACGCAGAGCTTGTAATATAATAATTAGCCTGAAATAATAAATACCGTGCAGCTGATAATGTAATAGTCTGTGAGAATATAGTTGTTTCTGTACTTGCTGGAACACTAATAGTTGTACCACTTATTACACCATCAAGGAAATAAGGTACAAAATCGCTATAAATAGCCTCTATGACCTTTACATCACTTGCTAATTTCGCAAGCGTTACTGCTCCATTTGCCAGATTTGTGTTGTCCAAATGCCCATTAACCTGTGTCACAATAGCATCGAAATTCTGCTGAACCTGTCCACCGTCAGCTGTATTACCATTTGCTAATGTATAAGGCAAAGTTATTTGTGCCATATCTTACCTCCCGTATCGCCTATAAGGCTTAAAAATAATGTTAAATCCTGCCAACCCAAATTCCCCTGAACCAGAAAATTCGAGTTGCATTGTTCGTATTAAATCTTCATAAATATACATTCCACTTTCTACAATATCTCCCTGTGCCGCTGTCCAAGGTGCACTTCCCCAAGTAAATGAACCCCAAATTGTTCCAGAAGGCGTGTAAGAAACCGTGCCTAAGTGCTTTGGAGAAGTTGCATAATCATAGTAAGCGTTTACATCAAAACTTGAAGTTGAAGTTGATTTCCAATAAATATACAATTCTTTTGGTCTTTTCCTATTTGCTTGAAAACCAAAATTATACACTTTTGTTTTTACATCCCAATCTAAATAACCAGCAGTTGGGACATCAAGTTCATAAACATAACCGTCAGTTGTTCCTAAGTAAAGATGGTCTGCTGAATATAAAACATTTTCATCACCGTAAACCAATCTTGTGTAAGTCTTTGTAGAAGTATCGTAAACTAAAATACTATCATCTGCTAAGTAGTAAATCTTATCGCCAAAAGCAACCAAACTTTGCGGTGGTGTTGCCTTCCAATATTTTTTAAATGGCGTTCCTATTTTTATCGGGACATCTGAACCATCCAATGCATAAAGTCCGAAATCGTTCACAAAGTAAAATCCGTTTAACAAAGCAATTAAATTATCTTTCGGTGCCAAGTCGCCTTTATAAACTTCATAATTTTGAAAGCCCAAATTTACCGCACTTATAGAAGACGCTGTTGAAACATACAACGCCTGCTTATAAGGCTTGAAACCTGTAATTTTCGAATTCTCCGGTGTCCTAAAATCTACAAAATCATTTGCGTCCCAAGTTGTAAAATCATTTAGATTGCTCCATCTCACTCTATAAGGTGCATAAGTACCGTCGTTCAAATCTCCGCCAACAAATAACCTATTATACCAAAGAGTAATGTATTTCCCTTTTGGTGCTGTGCTAATAGAAGAAAATGTTGTTCCGTCGTAAGAATAAAGTCCATCAACAGGGTGCATTACATACATCTTATCTAACATTCCCGAAACATAACTCAAAGTAGAAGAATCAGAGAAAGTGTACAAAGAAATCCAAGTAGTGCCTGATAAGTAATATAAATCAGTCCCAACCTGAGCGAATATTGTTTTAGAGCCGTCATCTTTTTCCCATACAAAAATTGACAAAACTTCTCCAGAGGCAACCTGCCCTAACGAAGTAGGTTGTGCAACGGATTGCAAAAGTCCCGTTGAACGGTCAATAACTAAATTCTTAATATCAGCGACCATTCCATAGGGAAGAAGTTCGTCCTCTATATCTCCTCTAATCCCAGAAAAGCCTTGCTCCATTAAAACAAATTCGTTAGGTCTAACTGATTTTACAATATTTTTCATTCTATCTCTTCCTCTTCTGTCCACACTTGACTTGAGTTAGCTTCTTCTGTCCACGCCGTAGATGTTGCTGTTGTTACTGTCCAAGCATTCGAACCTACTCTCTGCATTACCCACCTTCTACCGCCTAATGCCTCAACAAACACACCACTATCTATTAAATTAACAGGAACAATAATCTGAATAACCGTATTACCATTTGCAGAATCAACAATAATTTTCGAATATTCTCCACCTATAATATCAACGCCTGTTCCTATCTCTAAAAGATTGAACGCATTGCTTATCGCAAGAATGGTTGTTCCATTTCCACCATCTAATATCGTAATTATTTTGTTAGTAGAAACTACAGCACCATAAGGTGCTTGTCCGTATAAGTTAACACCAAACATTAGCTGAGAGTAATAGTAACCTCAATTGTCCAAGTCTGTCCACTTGCCTTGGTCCCTTGAGCAGAAACCTTTCTATTCAACGCCGTAGTGCCATTATCAACGACAAACTCATTCCAATCAAAATTAGCACTTGTACCGTCAAAGACTGCTTTCCAAGTAACAGAAGTTCCACTCCTTAAAGGATAACCTGTATACATTGTTTGATAAGCAGTATTAGTGCCTTGTAAACCTGTTTGCGTTGCGTCTTCTGCGGTTGTTGAGTCTCCTACACCTATACGAGCATTAGCATTGCCAAAATCAGTGCCACCAACACCAATTCCCAAATCCCACAGTAAACCTATGCCGTCATTTAGAAGAATATTGCCTTTGATAATCTTTTCTTCATACGCTTTTCCATTTTTAAAATCATCACCAGAAGCATACTTTCTTATTTTCCAAATAGTTTTGTGTGTTAACTTATCTTTCATTTCTTGCCCCACCTCGTTTGAGCATTTATAGCGAAAACTAATTCTCTCTCCTTTTTAACATCTGCTGCAGTTTTATTTTTCTTTTTCTTGAGTTTAGCAAGCTGAGCCTTTAAAGTAGAAAGAGGTATTTTTTTGTTGCGTGCAACACCTAACCTTTTATGAAGTTTTCCTTTAGCAATATAATTTCCGTAAAAATCTGAAACAGCCTTAGCCTTAGAAATTTTTTTCAGCTTAGGTGTTCGCTTGTAAACTCTCTTAGTTGTCTTTTTAGTTTTGAGTTTTTTTATTGCTTTTCTTGTAGCCATACTTGCCTCCATAAGTATTGGGAGGGCAATTGCCCTCCCCTTAAGTATCTATTTAAGCAAAACAACATTTATCACATTATCTGTAGTTGCAGCCGCTGCCAGAGTTACGGTTATCGTTGAGCCACTCTTAGCGATAGACTTTACCATCTGGTCTTTTGTTGACGGATAATAGCCGATAATTGTTCCCTCGCCTGTCCCCGTTCCACTTGTTGTACTTGCCGCCACTGTTATTGTTACAACCTCAATCTTGCCAAAAGGAATGTTTTTAGTCATATAGATCACCTCTATGCAATACCGGTAATGTAGCCCATAGACTGCCTTGCAGAAGTTACGAGCTGTGCGGTAAGAGTTGCAGTAGAGATTAAGTTCTTATCAGTTGTACTCGTCTGTTTCCAGGGGTCTACAGAAATAAAGTCATTAGGGTGCACAACCAATGAGAGGAATTTAGAATTCAAGAAGTACATTGTCCCAGAAGTTGCGTTAGGGCTCCAAGTAACAGGTATTCCGTCAAAAGTGAATGCAATAGGGAAGCCAAATCCTTTTGCTTTTTCAAGTGCCTGAGTTACATACCCCTGTTTATCCATAACCTCACCTGCAAACTTATCGATAACATCACCAGTTGTTATAATAAGGTCAGGCATACCAAACGGAGGAACACTTAAAATTCTTATCATTTTCTGCATATGCCATCTAAGGTCACCATTAGCGGAATCATATGCTAATGTATGAGCAGCCCACCAAGAAGCATCCGCAACCGCAATTCCACCAAGCCCTGTTGCCTGATTAGTCGGGTCTGATGAGTTTACAATGTCAGGAATACCATTAAATGTATGTGTAGTTCCATCGTAAACATTAAATAATTCACTCTCAAGTCCTAATCCAAAACCTCTCTCAATTGCTTTTGCTTTTTCTGTAGCAAGATTTGCAATAGCGTGCTTTCCGCCATTAGCCGCAGCCAAGTAGTCTTTATACTCTATTTTCTCAGTAATATAAGAATACGCCCAATTGTAAACTGCCTTTGTAGAAATTTCCGTTTCTGTTGCTGTTAAAGTTGAAGTACCATCCCAAGTCTTGAGAGAAGGTGTTCCATAAATCGTGTAAACCTCAATTTTATCACCGCTTGCCTGTCCAATCTTATTTTGCCTTAAATACTTCCAAAGTGGATAGTTTTCAGTAACATTATTCTGAATAACCTCAGGGAAGTTATTCATTATAGCGTTCAATGTATCATAAGTTAATGCCATATTTAAATCACCCCTTTGTTAAATTTTTTATTCGCCTATGATTTCCTTAATCACCTCGTCATAGGACTTGTATTTTTTCGTTGTTACAGGCTGTCCAGCAGAGCCTCCTTCAGTAACTGCATTCTTAACATTCTGCGACTGAAGCAATTCTTCTGCTTTCATAGCCTTGTATACTAATTCTAAATCTTCAAGCGTAGCATACTCACCTTTACGCCTAAACACTTCACCCAAAACCTTTGTTTCATCAAAATCTTGATATTTCGCCTTCAATGAATCAATCGTTCTGTCCAACTGTGTCCGTGCTTGCTGTCGCTGTTTCTCTTCTCGCTCTCTTTCCCGCTCCTGCTTCAACATATTCAATTCCGATTTCAACGCTTCAAGTTCTTTCTTAACATCATCTTCTTCTGTGTCTAGATTAAACAAGTCATCAACATCATTCTGGTTCGTTGCTTCTTTCTCTGCCTTTAAGGCTTCTAACTGTGCTTTCAGTTCTTGAATTTTACGATTCTTTTCTTTAAGCGCAGCTGAGTAGTTAATCTTTTTCGTTAACTGCTCTTTAACCTTTTCAGGCTCAACCTCGTTGCTTTCTTCTGCAATGCTCTCCTCGTTAGAGGATTCAACAGGTTTTTCTTCTGTAGGCTCTTCTGCTACAGGATTTTCTACTTCCTGTTGTTCTAATTCTCTTTTTTCTTCGTCCATTTAACACCTCGCATTTTACGCTTGCCAGCGAATTTTAGCATTGGATACGCTCCAATGAGGCGATTATTTTGAAGTTACTTGTAAATAAACTTTTTTATTATCAATACTTACAACTTTCATCACATAGACTTGCCCAACCTTAGCATTAGGCAAAAGCCCTTTCTTAACTGATATACCACCTGAGGCAGTTACATTATCATTCTGCATAACGCCCTGTGTGGTTTTTTTCATTCCCTCTAATCTATCCTTGATTAGGTTGTAAAGCATTGGGTTGCGCTTCATTCTGTCCTCCTTCTTGAGTTTGCAATGCTTGCTGGACTGCTTGCTGTTGTAAAGCCTGCTGCTGTTTCTTCTTATCTTTAATTTCATCCATATGTTTTAATAACACAGGGTCTTCTAAATAGTCAATAAGCCAATCTTGTTCAATCGCTCCTGACTGCAATAATTGCATAGCCATATTCAGCCTTGCTACTTTATCATCCGGTAAAGCGTCGCCTAAAGTAATAAATATATCGTAGTAAGGACTCAAACCGTTGAATTGGTCTTTTGTCATCTCAACATCTGTCATCTCTAAAATGTTTTCATATTTGTAATATTGCTTAATGTAGGCAAAAATAGTTTGTGCAACCTCTGAGGCTTTATACTTAATATCAATAAAATCAGATTGTGTTAATGTTCCTCCTGCATTTTGAAGTGCTAAAATACCTGACGCCGTCCTTGTTGCCGCACCACCTAAGTTAACAGCATAGGTTCCGCTCTCCTGCTGGAATGTCCCATATCCTGTGTATTGAACCAAAGAAAACCATTGAGGCGATAACGGTGGATTCTGTAAAGGTTGGAAAACTTCATCGGGGTTGATGTGGTAAATATGCCCAGGTTCATTAGTCGCAATATCAGGTATGTTATCGCTATTAGTTACATACTGAGCATTATTGGTTAAAATCAAATTATCTAATATAAAGCCCATTGATTTATTATGAATAAGCTGAATTTGTGCCAAGTGTGCAACCTCTGACTGCCCCCAGAAGCCTGTCGTGTCAGGATTGTGCTTTAAAACATAGATAGGAATTTCAGGCTTGTATTTTGAAATTTTTCTTAGGTCATCAATTTGTTTTAGAATTGCTGTTTCCGTCCAAATATACAAAGCACCGTGTGGATGTTCAACCGAGGGATTATACCAAGTTTCGTAAACATTAACCGCTCCTTTGTCATTAGGCTCTATTTTTTTGCCATACACATATTCAACATATTCAGGTGTTCTTTCATATAAAATGGTAAAATAACGCATATCTTTAATATCGTCGCCATACATATCAGGGTAAACATTTATCGGATTGATATTTACAACCTCAACTTTGCCATCTGAATTCATTCTGACTTTAATAAAGCCATTCCCATAAATAAGAGAATCTTTATACCATTGCGAAACTTTGACTTGTAATGAATCTTTACGCCATACAAAATTAAGTGTGTCTTCAACCAACCTTGCACCATCGATGTCCATTATTTCAACAGGTCGCACATCAAAATTGATTTTCATCTTTTTCAGAAGTGCAACCTTTTGGTCTATAATGGTTCGTATAAAGTTAATCGTAGGTCTTGAAATATCGTTAGTAGTATCAATTAAAGTCCCGTCAGGATAAACACTCCATTGGTCGCCTTTATACCACTTTTCCATTGCTAATAATCTGTTAGTAGTATAAGGTTTCTGCTCAGTCTTAACCTGACGGTAACCCTTATAGATAAACTGCTCTTCCTTCGCAGTCCTCGCTTTATTAAAGTCTTCTTGTAATTTTTCTATATCCATAGCCCCTCACTTATAAATACGAAATCCAATCTTTTGGTTTCTTCTTAAAAATAGATTTAAAATGTTCTGCAAGCCAATTATCAGGTTCTTTTTTGGTCGGTCGTTTGTAAAGTCGTCTTTTATCAGTAAGCCTAACAATGCCCATAACTAAGTATCTTCTTGCGTCTTCGCAATGATTGTTTCTATCTTCAGGAATGCCTTTTGAGTTGTAAACATATGAATTGTCTTCATCAAGCATATGCCTCATAGAAGCAGAAATGAACAATTTTCGCTCCTTGAAAAAAGTATCAACTGCTCTCAAACCTTGTTGAATATCGTTATTCGCCGCTTTCCAATTAACGTGAATATCCCTTTCTTTTAAGACTTTATCAATTTCTAACCTGTCTTTAATTCCCGATGGGTCGTAGAAAATAATACCAACATTATATCTTTTAACAAACCGTGCAACTGCGTCAGCGTGTTCTGAAGGTGCAAGCCCTGTTTTGTAGTATTCGTCTATTAGATAAAGTTTTCCTTCACTCCATCGTCCTACAATCATTACAGTCGGGTCGCCAAAACCAAAATCCATCCCTATAAAATTCCTCCCTGGATGTTCTTCTTCAAATTTCTTGAGTAATTCATTCGTTGAAAGGTCAATATCTATAATGACATCATTCGGATAATCAAATACAAGTCCTTGAGGTTTAACAAATTTGCCGTGATATAAGAAGTCAAGTTCCTCAGGCGATAACTTCTTCTTATCACGCTCGTAGACTTCTTTGTTAAATGCAGGATTCTCTAAAGACGAGTAAGTTAAAAATAGAATATCGGGGTCACCATTCAAGAAGTCTTGGTAAACTTCCTTATACATCCAGGGGTCTTTGTTAACGTATGGGTTAGAAAGTCCTAATAAATAGCCATTCGTCCGTTTAAGTCTTGCTTTTGCATAATAATACGCCTTACGACTACACTGCCCTGCCTCGTCCATCACGACTGCGACAACATCCGGAATACCCTGGATATGTTCTGCATTCTCAGCGGTTAGGAAATAAACAAAGCCAAATCTATTTTTATAGACATTTTCTTTTTTAGACTTCCACTTCCCCTCAAAAATTGTATCTTTAACAAATTTTATATAAGTCGGAATTGCTACTGTGGATAACATTCTCGTAATTGGTTCAATCCAAATAACATTGCCACCGCCAAATTGTAATTGTTTTAAGGATAACCAAATAGGTGCTAAACTCGTTTTCCCTGCTCCTACACCTGTCGAAACAAATATTTCCTTATAGTCTGCCAATAGAATAACTGATTGATAAAAACTTGGTTCAACGATTTTAAACGATTCTGTTGTATGCCACAGTGACTTATGAGTGTTACGAGAATTTGTCTTATGAGATGTCAATTACTTTCACTCCTGCTTCTTTCAATTTCTGTTTGAAGTTCTCAATATTCGGAAATTTGATTGCTACTTTCTTGATGTCTTTAATCTTATCCGACTTTTCCGATAGTTCTTGTAGTTTCTCCGCCGCTTTCATCTTGTCAGCAGGTTTTGCATTCTTATCCTCTAAAACAGACATATATAAGGCAAAGGCTTTCATTTGCGCAGTTTTGGCAAGAGTTGCCATTTTTCGTTTAGCAACAGAGTCGTTAAGCAGTTCTTCATTGTCTTTAACTCTTTGTGTCCAATTAAATTTACGGCTCCAATACTGAATGGTGGTTAAAGGTAAGCCTGTCTGCTTGGCAACCTTGTTCAAAGTCCTCTTTTCGCCTAACTGATAATAAATCCAAAAGGCGGTTTCTGCATTTGCGTCATCAATCATTGGTTTTGGCTCTAAAAATTTCTTTCTATTCTTGTTCATCTCACTTTATAATACGAAAATAATGTAGGAATTCCTGTGAGAATAAGGGAAAAGATAGACAAACGAGGCAAAAAATCCGAGTTTCGGGGAGCAGGATTAACCGAGTTTGAAAATCTGCGCGCCCCTCTGCCTACCGACACCCCCCGCCAACCCCTGGACCCGCTTCAGAAGTGCCTTTTTCACCTGTTTTTCGAGGAATTCCTGCATAGTTATTTCAATATTTTTCTGCTTTTTTCCAAAAAACTCAATTTTCTTTGCGTTCCGTCGTCGAGAGAAGGTTGATGAAGCCCTGATAAACACTACATTTCTCATTTTGAGGCATTTTTTCAAACTTTTGACACGGTGGCTATGTATGCAATATATTCATATTGCTTAGTTGAGCCAAAGAAGACAGTATTTATCTGCGTTTTCGGAATTCAAGGAAGTAAATATTCTCACAGGAAGACAAGGATACGAACAAATGTGCGCTCACAGTGAGCGCAAGAAAGATATCACCGCTCACCTGAAAACCTGAGCAACC